GGGCTTCAGGATGCGCCAAAACTCTGCCCACTGGGTGAAGAAGAACCGATAGTCACCCATCGCCCCTGTATGCTCTAGCACCTCGTAGGCGTGGATTTCATCGAAAACGTTGTCGTAGTACGGCAGCGGCAACGCTTCCAGGTCCCACACCATGTCTGGCTGGTGGTCTGGGTTGATATCCAGCGTATGAAGCTCCGTCCACTCGACGGGGCTGTCAGGGTGGCAGACCTTCTTGCGCTCTGAGCGCCCGCACCCGATCAGCAGTTCCGGCATTACACCACCCACCCTGTGTTGTAGCTGATGGGCTTAGCCCAAGCCCCGTCTTTGGCCTCGACAGCAAAACGTCGCATCATCATTGCGTATCGTGTCGCCGCCATCAGGTCGTCAGCCTCTTTGACTATCCGCCCGTTCTCGCGGTGATACAGCCTGAACTCTTCCCACCAGTCATTGAGATGGGCGAACACCTTTAGCCGTCCCGTCTGCATTCTGGTCAGCATCTCCATGACGCCGGCCTCAACGCCGTTGCTGCCGTCTTGAAACGTGGCACGCTCAAGCGTCAGCTTTAGCCCCTGGCTGCGATACTGCTCTGCAAGCTGCTCCCCGCTGCCCTTGTCATGCTGTAAGCCGTCATGCGGCCACGACCACGGGAGCCATTCGCCCCATGCCTTGAGCGCAGCAGCCTGGACAACTGGAGTCTCTCCCTTTGCCCTGTAGGTGTTGGTGACATAGATGCAATCTGCATCGCGGTCCCAGGCAATGCGAACGGCTGCAAATGGGTGATCCCATCCGAAGTCCAAACCGCCGATCTGCACCCAATGAGGCGGGATGGGGAAGGCTTCGACAGATACGGTTGACTCTTCGACGGGGAAGACGCGACCGCTGCCCAGTGTCGGAATGCCCTTTGCCCTGGCTTCACGCTCATGGGCTGGATAGCTGGATATGATGGCTTGCCGCTGCTCTGCGGTGTAGTGCTCGGCGTCTTCGATGGTCATGTTGACGACGACGCGAGACGGTGACGGCTCCAAAAGGAAGCGCCTCACTACCTCGGACATGCCAAGCAACGGTGTGAACGTCATCCAGACCATTCCGCCTGTTGCGTTTGTTCTGGTAAGACCTTCGCTGTAAATGTCCTCTGACGGCTCTTCATCGAACCACACGAAGTCAAGCGTCTCGCCCTGCCACTTCTCGCGTCCTTTCTCGTAGCTCTTAAAGCCGAGTATCGACGTTCCGCCGCTGCTGTGCTTTACCGTCACGGTGTCGATAGCGTTGGGGACGCCTCGCGCCGAAACGACTTCCATAATGTCGGCCTTCGGGATTGCCCCGGTGCCGTGGTGATCTGGGCGACCGAGCAAGATGCGCTGCACGGTGTCACGGGTTGATTCTCCCGTCACGCCAGCAGCCCAGGCGACGATAGGCTTGTCGAAGCGCCGCCCTGTCCACCAGTCGGGGTATCTCCCGGTCAGGTGCATCGCAGCCTCAAAGCCACCCGCCCAGGTCTTCCCAAGCTGATTGCCTGCCATAAAGCAGCGCTCGCGGACGTTCCCGGCTGCGTGGAAGTCAGCTTGTTTCGCGTATGGGCGGTAGGACTTCAATTTGTTCTCGCTGCCCCGCTTCAACGCTTCGCGCTCCAGCGTCGTGAGCAGCAGTGAGTCGCGCTCTAAGTTCGACAATAGCGGCTGCGAGTTCATCGTCAGTCAGTCCTTCAATCGGGCGATCAATTACAAACTCTTTTGGCAGAAGACCAGCAACGACCTTCACATAACCGCTGGGGTCTTCCTGCCTCATTGTATCAATTGCCTGTGCGCCATGTTCTGTAAAGTCGGCGTAAAGCTTTGAAATGAAGTCTTCGCAAAGCTTATTGCGCGACCCCTTCGGCCTTCCGTTGGGGTTTCCGCTTTGTCCAGGCTTGAACTGTGTCGAAGCCTGTTTGCTTCCTGTAGTTTCAGGCGTCATGCTGTCACCCTACACCTTGTCAACCTGTGTTGACAACTCCGTTGCAATCTCCCCTGCCAGGGCGAGGTATCCGATAGCGTCAACCCATGAGTCGGCGTGCTTCGGATTGGATTTAGCGCGTGCGATCTTCATAAGCGCCATCATGACTAGGGCGTCTCCAGCATCAATCCCTGGTATGCCAAAGACAGGCTCGAACATTTTTGCTGCCAAACCGTAAACCGTCTTTGCATCGCCATAAGTCGCCGCCCTATCGACGCTGATGCACTGTCGGGCTGCTGCCAGGATTTCGTCGCGGGTCATATTCAACTCCTCTAATTTGACTTCTTTCACTTCTTTCAAGGCAACCCCTATAAAGGGGTAAAAAGGGCCTAAAAAGGTAAGGGGTAGAGATATGATTGAATTATTGAAAGAAGTACTCTAACCCTTATTTTCTGCGGCTTTTGGATTCAAAATCGGTCGTTGAAAGAAGTTTGAAGAAATGAAAGAAGTCCCCCTCTGACCGGACTTCTTTCAATGAAAAAACCCTTCTTTCAAGACTTCTTTCAAGCGGGCAAAATGACGGTTTTGGGCCTCCCCCCCACCGTGTTGTGGGCCTCTATCCGCACCGACTCAGCTTCCACCAGCGACGCAATAATCTCCTCGCGGTCCCTCTTTTTCAGGAACTGCGTTTTGCGAATAAGCTCGCTCTTGGTGATGCCGTTCGCAGCCTTGATGATGGACATAACCCGCTTCACAGCGGCTTCATGTTCGTTGTCGGCAACGTGTTCCTCGGCGTTCTTTATGAGCTTCGCCATGCAGTCTTGAACGGTGGCTTTAGCCCATGCGACATGCTCGGCGGTAACGACGGGTCCGACTGGGTTGTCGCTGATAGCGCCGATCATGGCGACCTTGACGACGTGTTCATAGAGACGGGCGAAGATAGACGTGGTGTTGGTCCCCTCGGCCTCACGCAATTGGGCGGTGTTGTCTTGTGACAGGCGTTCCAGCGCTGCCATAGCCTCGTCATCGGCTGGCACTGCGAAGATGTTGGGCGTGGCATTGGGCGCACTGCAATTCCCCAGGTTCCCGCCCATCATAGCACCACCAGCGGCGATGCGCTTCAGACTGTCAACCAGGGTTGACGGTATGGGGATATTGGGCGGCGTGGCTGAGTCGGGATAGTTCATGTCGGATTCGAAGATCAGCCACCGGGCGGCGAAGCCATCTTCCAGCGCCCCGCTTTCCAGAGCCTTCCACAGCGGGCCTGGGGCGGTGCTGGCATAGATTGCCAGATGGGGGTTGATGATATCCTGGCGGGGCTTCTCGACGTTGTTGGCGTACTCTGTTCCGATGACGACGCTGTTCGCTGATGTAAACATCTCGGTCATGATGGTGCCGATTTCGCGGACATGACCGGCTGCGTTCTTGGCGAAGACCTTTGAGACGAAATGGCCGAACTCATCGGGCAGCATGATTCTGGCCGGATGGGTTGTCAGCATGGTCAATATAGCTTGGCCGGATGCGACCTTTTCGCCACCGAAGAAGTTGGCAAGCCCAGCTTCCATGAGTGCTTCCTTGACGCATTTGCGGGGATGGTCCTTGCCTCCGCCGGAATCGCAAATGCCTATGGCGTAGATGTTGGTGCGAAGCCCTTTAGGGCTCAAAAAGGCATAGCGCCGCCCTGCTATGGCCCCGATGGTGGTTATAGCCGCTGCCAGCGCCAATTTGGGCTGACGGCGGATTGACGTTGCGTTGATCCAGTCGGTGAACTCTTTCAGAATGCCGGTTACGGCATAGATGCCGACCGGCGACGACGGCGCGGCGACAATGCAACCTTCTTTCACGTCTTCGCTATCATCGGCGGGCTTGGCCCTGATTTCGCCGCGCATGATGCGGTCCAGCAACCCTTGCGCCGGGTGGGGCTTGGCTTGCAGTTCCTTTTGCTCGGCATTCAGAATGATATCTGCGGGCGGAACCCAGCCGTTTCTAAGGGCATATTCGTAGATGGTGCCCGCACCTATGCGCTCGGGCTTAAACCCCGCCCACGCCTTTCCTGTGGTGTCTGGGACGTTCTTTGCGGAACGGTCGGACCACTCGGCAAACAACTGACCTCCGTCCTCGCCCAGCGCGCCCTTGATGGCAAGTCCTATTCTGATCCAGTCATCGTAATTCAGGTCGTCATTGGGGATGAACGCCAGGGCGGCGGCGATGCCCTCGTAAGTGCCGCGCAAGTCGCTGGCAACGGTGTTTGCGGTGCCGTTGTCGTCATACTTGGATTCGGTGGATAGAGCCTTCTGGCGCAATTCCAGCGGCACCATCTTGAAGGCTTCGGCCATGAACGCCCGCGCCATCTTTTCATTGATGGGCGGCAAGTCGTGCATATCGACGCTGTGCGGCCCGTCTCCCGGCCATGTGTAGGGCTGGCCGGTGTTGGGGTGGATGGCATAGGCAACGAACTGCTGGCCCTTGCACAAGACTTCCAGCGGGTGCTTTTTGAAGCCGTTGAACGGCTTGTCGGTGCGGTATATCAGCATCCGCTTGGGGGCCGACCCGATGCGCAGCAACGGGGTATCGCCCAGCATACGGTATGCAAGCTGCTCGATCTGGAGCGCGGCAACGGCGTCTTTCACGTCGATATCAATGGCGCAGACCAGCCCGCCCATGATGCCGATACCAGCGTCTGTGGACTTCGACCATACGCCAGTCTCGAAAGCGGACGGGACGACGGACCATCTGGAAGTCCACCCGGACAGCGCCTGCCAGCGTCCAGACATAAACCGGCCTGGAACCTTTGACCCTGGCATGATTGGGATGAAGGGATACCCGTTATCGGCCACGGAGCGGCCATATTGCTCGATGAAGTTCATAGTGGCCTCAGAGCGGGATATTGGACGCGGCGAGATTTCGAAGCTCATCGGTGAAGGCTCCGCAGATGACTTCAACAAGCGTCATCCACTCTTCTTCAGTGAACTGCGCCATATCGGTCTTGCCGAGATGTTCGAGGTATTCACCGGCCATGTTGGAGGCTTGTTCCATGGCGGCGATTTCGGCTTTGGTCGGGTCGATCATTTTTCCAAACCTCATTGTTATAATGTCCTGGCAGTTCTTGGAACACGCCCAGAGATAAGATCGGCGGGCGATGGCATGGTTTTTGTTGAACCATCCGAAGCCACGGCTATCACGCCGACAGACTGGACACGTCATCGGGGAACTCATACCTGACGATGTTGTAATATTCGCCGTTGCGCTTTACTGCGATGCGCGACGGCTGCGCGAGATGCTGTGCTTTGACGATAGCGTCATCAACAGAGCATGGGGCCGCGCCGACCAGACGAGACTTCCACCACGCATCTGCCTTTGCTTTAGCGTAGCCGTCATGCTCCAAGCAAACCCACTCTGAGAACGACTGAAGCCCGCAACGGTATGTAACCTTTAGAGACGGTGGCTTTCCCTCTTTGTGGTGCCTGGAATAGCTGACGCCGTGAACGGTCGCCCATGCCACCGGGTCTGGGCCGCGCTGGATAATGGGGGCCGTTGCTGCCTTTGTGGCGATGGCCCTTTCTTCGGGGCGGTGCTTTTGATAGCCGCAGTCCAGGCATTCGTTGTTGACCATCTCAACGTCTGCGCCGCACTCAGGGCATTTCCAATGGAACGGGTGATGGCACTCGACGCATTCAACGGCGCTGATGAAGTTGTCTTCGCCGCAGAACTCGTCTTCGCATTTCTTCGTCGGGGTATCGCCGCCCCCTGCCCCATCGCTTGACTTGACGTTGGGACGGTTGACGGGGCCGTGCCGACCGATGTTGCCGCCGAAGTCCAGAACAAGGCAGTTGGCCTTGCCGGGCGAAAGGCGAGTGCCGCGCCCGACCATCTGAATCCACAAGCCTGTAGACTTTGTGGGCCTGACGACGGCCAACAGGTCAACATGCTTGGCATTGAAGCCGGTGGTAAGAACGCCGACAGACACAAGGCATTGGAACTCCCGCCGCTTGTATCTCTCGATTATGTCGTCTCTGTCATCCCGTGGGGTTGATCCATAGACTTGCTCGGCGTCAACCATGGCGGCACGAAATGCAGACGTGAGCATATGCCCATGCTCAACCGAGCAAGCGAACACCAGCCACCCTTCCCGGTCCTTTCCATGGTCGATAATCTCGGCGACCACAGAGCGAACCACAGCCGGGTCTAGAATCTGCCCCTCCAGTTCATCCAGGGCGAAGTCACCGTTGCGAGTGTGGATTCCGGCTGTCTTGATCTGAGCGTCTGCCGACACGCTCACCGGCTCGCACAGATAGCCCGCGTCAATCAGGTCTTCGATCTTGGCATCATAGCAAACATGGGTGAACAGCCGCCCTTCGCCGCGATGCAGATAGCCTTGATCCAACCTGAACGGAGTCGCCGTCAGCCCAATGACCTTCAGATGTGGGTTGATGCCCGTCAGATTGTCGATCAGGCGGCGATACATGGTTTCGCCGTCACGGGGCACCAAATGCGCCTCGTCAATCAGCACAAGATCGACGCGCTGAAGATCGAATGCCTTACGGTGGATCGACTGGATACCGGCAAACAGCACCCTTGCCCCGATCTGGCGCTTGCGCAGACCGGCGCTGTAGATGCCCGCCGGGGCTTCCGGCCATAGCTCCATAAGCTCGGCGTAGTTCTGGGCTATAAGCTCTTTGACATGGGTCAATATCAAGATGCGCTGGTCTGGGTAATCGGCCAACACACCGCGCACAAATTCCGCCAGGACGAGTGACTTACCGCCCCCGGTCGGAATGACGATCAACGGGTATCCGTCATGTTTGGCGAAATACTTGTAGATCGACTCGATGGCGTCGTTTTGGTAGGGGCGAAGGGTTATCATTCGTCCCTCCATTCGCTGCCATCGGCCAGCCGATACGTCACCCACTCGGCGGTGTCGGCTGCGTCGATCTGTTCGCCGGGTACAAGCTCCGGTATGAAGCGGTGCCACTGGCACCCCTCGCGCTGGTCTTCGATGGTCAGGCGATGGTCAAAGCGCCCACACAGCCAACCGCCATCAATGGGGCTGGAATGCAGGCAAGTGCGGCAATTGCGCTTGGCGAACGCTTGGCCGTGGCAAATGCCGTCGTAGCAGCACCAGCGGCACATATAAAAGCTCGGGTCGTCTGACAGCTTGGTCAGCGGGTAGTCTGCCGACACGATGCGTTGCGCCCTGGCAATCAGGCGCCCGGCCTCCTCGCTGTCGTATTCGGTACGGCACGAGACGGTCTTGCGGCCACCGGGGCTGGAGCATGTCAGATAGTGGCGCTTGAGCCCGCTGTAGTGCATGTAAAGCTGCGCCTGGGCGTAATAGGTGGTATCCCAGGCTTTGAGCGCGGCTTTCTCTCCAAGATCGGTTTTCAGCTTTTCGAGTTTGTCCTGTTTCTTTTCGTCGGTGGCTTTGTGTTCCCAGATTTCCGGGTTTACAGGCGCTTGGAGCAACCCGGTTATCACCCCATCGGCATGGCCTTTGAAATGGCCTCCATGGTCGCTATAGCCGAACTGGCGGCCCGTTTCCGGGTCGATAGTCAGCAGCGTGATTCCTTCGACCAAGCGCAGCCGCTTGGCCTGAACATCTTCCTGATAATGTCCGTCCTCGAACCGCTTCAGGGTGGCGGCGTCGAAAGCTTCGGTCGCAGACCAGCGGAAGGAATACCAAAGCCTGCGGTCGCAGGGATGCCCTATGGCCGACATGCCGAGATAGGGGCGCACTTTGTCCTGTCGCGCCTTTTTCTCGATAGCCCTATCGACGGCTTCAAGGGTTGGATCGACTGTTTTCGGCAACGGTGCCATGATGCCCGCCTCCGTTCTCAAGAAATTGCGAATGGGGGTGGGGCGGCGGTGTCAGTTTACTAGGCCGTTACCGCCGCCCCTGCATCATTAGGCGGTCTTGCGCCAGGGCGGCGTGTTGCCGGTGCTACGAGCGGCGGGAGCAGTCGGAGCGGGGCGCGCCGGGGCCTGCGGACGAGGCGCGGCGGGGCGCTCCTCCAGGGCCTTGTAGTTAACCTTGTTCTCCAGCTTGGTCGGCTCGTTCTTGCGCGGGGAAACCCGCACCGAGGCAATCATGGGCTGGAAGTGCAGTTCCTCAGAGTCGTTGACGGTCATCTTGCCGATAGCGTGGCAGATGCTCGACAACGTGCGCTGGGCGATATCGACGGTCGTCTGATTGCTGTTGTGGAGGTTCAGGCGCTCGATATGGCTGCGGCCCTGCTGGTCGCCTTCCATGATCTGGAAATCCAGTTCCAGATACTGGCCGTTGCCGTCCTTGGTGTACTTCATTTCCGAAGCAACGACCTGGACGACATAATCGCCAGCGGGGATGGGCTTCCATTCCGAGGTGGGTTCAACGGTGGTGGCGTCGAAGGTCATTCCGAGATTAGCCATGGTGAAGGTTCCTTTTTACTGATTGATGTTCATGGATTCCGCGAAAGCATCCCAATCAAGCGGGAGGCTTTCCGGCAGGCTGTAGCGGTTCTTGGCGAGGAATGCAGGACGTTCAGAAGTATAAACGATCCTGTCACCACCGCCAACGGCACGCACTACTTTCTTGTTAAACCCGGCATCGGATTTAACTGTGCTGATCCGGTAGTTGGCGAACAACACAACATCGCAATGCTCTTGCAACAGAGCGGAAGCCTTGTTGTGCAGCTTCACCACATAGCGGTCATAAGGTTCGTGTTCCGGCGACTCAAAACGCTTGATATCAGTATGGGCGATTTGAATGACGGTCATGTTCTTGGCGTCACGCAGGGCGTTGAGCCCTTCGACATACTGACGCCACAGGTCGAGAGCGGCGACATAGCCCTTGCCGTAACCGGCGTCCTCAATGGACCGCCAGTTGTTCATCTGGCACGCTTTGGCCCAGACAAGCGGCTCGAACCAGTCAACGCTGTCGATCACCACGGTTTTGAAATCGTGGTCTTCCGAATAGAGCGCCCCCAGGCTTTCCATCACCTCGTCGTAGCTATGCGACAGCGGGAAATGGTCAACATCGAGAGTGCCAAGGCCGTCTTCGGTCAGAATGAAGACGGGGGCCGGTGCAGCGGCGGCAAAGGTCGATTTGCCGATACCCGCCACGCCGTGCAAAAGAATGCGCGGCGGCTTTTGGACGTTGCTGCGCTGGAGTCGGTCGAGAACACTCATGGTTCAGCCCTCCCGCACAACGGTGACGCTCGGCTTGGCCGGGGTCGTCGTTACAGCCGCCGCCAGGATGCCCCAGACGGTGGGGTCGTTTTCGGTCAGCCAACGGCAACCAGCGTCGTCTAGTTCGAACTTCTCAACGACGCGAACCGGGTTGCGGTCGGCGGGAATCCGAGAAGCCAAGCCGAGATAAGCGTCCTTATCCAGCTTGCGGTTCATGCTTCCCTTGATCGTGACCTTGAAGCCTTCAAGATTATGGGTTTTAGAGCCTTCGCATTTCATTCCGAGCATTTCGATAAGTTCCTGTTCCAGTTCAAGGCGACGTTGATTGGCTTTCTTTTCGTCGGATTTAGCGTTCAGCCATTCAATGCAGACGATTTCAGCGGTTCGGTTAAGTTTTGCCATTTTAAAGTTCTCCTTATTCCCTACTCTCTCACACACCCAAACGAATCGGAGTAACGCGCACCTTGGTCAAAGGGCTTTCGCCGTAAACCTTGGTTGCCATAATGCGGCAGATTTGCGCGTCGTCTTGAAAAACTATTGCGTTAATTCCATCGAGAATAAGTTTGATTTGGTTATCAATGTCCGGCTTCTTCGCCGGTAGCTCAAGACCGCCCAAAGCTTCGGCCCTGCGCTTCTTCGACCACGAAGCCGGAACTGGCATCACGGCGATGATTTCCACCTCAACCGGCCCGGTAATCGCCGGGGTGTCGCCCATGGCCTGGGATGCGAATGCGGCAACAATGCCCTCGCGTGATCTTGTCTTGCTGTCGGTGACGGCGCGGCCATTGAAGAAGCGCGGACGCCCCTTGCCTCTGGCTTCGCCGGGGATGGTGAACTGGATCATCCCAGCACCCCAGCCGCAACAACGCCAACCACCACAGCCGCTCCCAGCAGCCACCATCCAGCCTGAGAAGGCGGCGCAGCGTCCTCGAACAGAACCGGCGCGAACGGAGACTTGATGAACTTGCCGGTCTTCGGATCACGGGGCCGAGGGCCGGGGGAAGCGATGAACTGGCCGCGTGCGTTGCGCTCAACCATGGCTCGTCTCCTTGGAAGAAAAAGCCCCAGGCGGCGCTATTGCGGAGCTGCCAGCCTGGGGAGT